GAAACCGAACTTCGCGTCGGTACTTCGGACAACGACATCAACGCACTCAAGAACAACGGTTCGATCCCAGAAGGCTACACCGTAAACCACTTCTTGACCGACACGAACGGCTGGTACCTCACCACCGACGTGCCAAACGGCATGAAGCACTTTGTTCGTACTCCTATGAGCACGGGCATGGACGGTGACTTCGATACTGGCAACGTGCGTTACAAGGCCCGCGAGCGTTATTCGTTCGGTTGGTCTGACCCACTTGGTATGTTCGGTTCATCCGGTTCTACATAAGAACTTAGAGGGGGAGAGGGAAACCTCTTCCCCTTTTGTTTTATATGGTGTATGCTTACACCTACTAGGATAATACTCGTACCAACTGCCCTAGCAGACTTAGTAGAGATGGTATGAGTTGGTGCTACTACACGGAGATATTTTATGGCACAGTCAACTTTTCAGGGTCCCGTCCGTTCTTTGAGCGGCTTTATTTCGCAGGGTCCAAACACCGTCACCACAGCAGGGGCAACAGCCGCTATTACCGTTGCTAATAACGCTGGTAAAATCACCAATGTTGCTGCTACATCAGCGATTACGCTGCCTGCGGTTAACGTCACAGCTAACCCAGCTTCATCTGGTCCGGGTCAAGACCCCAACACAGCAAACAACCTCGGCGCGTCCTACACCTTCTTCCTCCCTGCAACAGCTTCTTCTGTCACGATCACGACTGCTTCGGGCGACTTCCTGCTGGGTCAGATTGTTATTGGTCCTTCGGGCGGCGGTGCGGCCAGCATGTTTGCTGCTAACGGTACTTCGACTACGACGATCACCCTCAACGGTGGTACCAGTGGCGGTATCAAGGGTTCGTATATCACTGTCGTTGCAGTCGCTGCCAACACCTACATGGTCATGGGCAAACTGCTCGGTACAGCTACGCTGGTTACCCCGTTCTCTTAATAGCTGAATAGGAGGCCAATCCTATGGCTATGCAAACTGATGTTAAAGCAGCCCACCTCAATTCAAGTGGTATCCTTGTCGTGGGTCGTACACGACTTCGGGCTATTACTGGGGTAGCTAGTGCTACCGCCGGTACGGTAAATCTGTGGGACTCGACAACGGCTCCCACAGCCGCCACTTATGCCCGCTCGACTACTACTATTACGGTAACTCTCAACGCTCATGGTTTTGTCGCTGGGCAGACGGTTGGGCTTGTGTTTAGCGCTGCATCTGGCGTTAGTGCTACTAATGGTAACTATGTGATCCAAACAGCAGCTACTAATACGTTTACGGTAACTGACATCAACTCAGGTACAATCGCAGCTAGCACTGTTTGTGCGGTATCGGGTGTTGGCCTTTGGCTTACTTCGTATGATACAGGTGCTACTTCCACAGAAGTAATTAGCACCTTAATCCCCGGTGAAGGTATGCTTGCGCAAACTGGTCTTTACGCGCAAATGACAAACCAGACCGGACTTACAGTCTACTACGGGTGATATATGCAAAACGAAAAAAGTTATGATCTAGCTGGACGCAGCGTATTTATTGCGCTTCCGGCCTACGACTTCAAAGTCTCTTTGAAGTTAGCTATTTCATTGGCTCAGTTCGCACAGCAAGCTCAGCAGCACGGGGTTGATATTCAGATCGGTAGCATTTGCGGCTGTTCTGTTGTCTCCCGTGCTCGCAACCTGCTCGCGCAGGATATGCTGGACTCTGACTGCACGGATTTGATGTTCATTGATAGCGACATTAATTTTGAAGCGGCTGACGTTTTCCGCCTTATGGCTTGGACCTCAGACCCCAAGAAGGGTATCGTTGCTGGCGTGCCGCGCACACGTAGCACTACCAAGACATATATCGGTACGCTGGACAAAGACGAAGACGGTGAGCTTACGATGAATGGTATGGGCCTTGTCCGTGCCAAGCGCGTAGCTACTGCCTTTATGATGGTCCGCCGCGATGTATTCGAAACTCTCGACGCTGCTCACCCTGAGTGGCGTTATTACGACGAACGCTCAGAGCGCACCGTCCCCTGCATGTTTGATTTCATGAAAACTGACGAAGGCTACATCGGGGAGGATTACCTCTTCTGTGACCGCGCTCGTGAGCATGGCTTTGAAGTCTGGGTCGATCCGACCATCAAGCTGGGCCATATGGGCGTGCAAGAGTATGAAGGTGAATTTGGTAAGGACGTCCTCTATCCGATGCTCGTCCCCTCTAAGAAGGAAGCTGCATAATGGGTATCAAGAAACTTGCAAAAAGCGGTATGTTCGGCCTTGCTGGACTTGCAGCAACCAATCCAGATATAACTAATAAAATCGCCCGTAGCGGTGGTTTTGGCGTTTTGGGTATGATGGCTGCTAAAAAGAAAAAAGCAGCGCAAATGGGTGGTGCTCCTATGATGGATTCTCGCCCAGCAGTGGGCGGTCCGGGAGATGTTGACGCCATGATGGGCCGTAGTGCTCAGAATGATATGTCTGGCATGAAAAAGGGCGGCAAGGTCAAGAAAAAGCCAATGGTTGCTAAGAAGATGGCTTCCGGTGGCTCCGCTTCTCGGCGCGGCGATGGTATTGCTCGCAAGGGCAAAACCAAAGGGAAGTTTGTCTAATGGCAAAGACGCCTGCTTGGACACGTAAAGAAGGCAAGGACCCCAAAGGTGGTCTAAATGCTAAAGGGCGTGCGTCATTGAAAGCACAGGGGCAGAATATCAAGCCTCCTGTCAGTGCTAAGCAGGCGAAGAAGTCGCCTAAGTCAGCCGCACGACGTAAAAGCTTTTGTGCGCGGATGAGCGGTATGCCTGGGCCTATGGAGGATGAGAAGGGTCGTCCTACTCGTAAAGCTCTGTCGCTTAGGAAGTGGGATTGTTAAAGATGCCAAACGAACACGATGCCCTCAAGTACGCTATAGATGCGGCTTCACTCTTCACGGTTGTTGGGACTATGATTTCTATGCTTCCAGCAATCGCTGCGTTGTTTACTATTACATGGACGGCAATTCGTATATATGAGACCAAGACCGTGCAAAGATGGTTAGGTAAGGAATAAAGATATGGCACGTAAAATGCGTAAGTTCTCCGAAGGTGGCGCTCAAGGTCGTTATGATCGGCGCATGGCGGACATCAAAAAAGACTTTACAAAAGATTCAGCAGGTAAAACTGGTAGGGCTGCTGAAGTACTTGCCGCCAAGCGTGATCAGCGTATAGCTGATGCAGAAGATGACCGTGCCAAGCGCACTGGTGCTGACCGTACCGCTACACGTAAAGCAGAGTATGAGGCAGAACAGCGTTTAAGTAGAACCCGTAAGTTCGGCGCAGACAAACCTACAGCCGCAGCGGAACCTGTTAAAGCGTCTGCACCAGCAGCGGCGGCTACACCTGTAGCAGAAAAAGCTAAGCCAAGCAGCTTTGGCGCAGCGTTCAAAGAAGCACGTTCGCGCCTAGGCGCAGGTAAAACATTTACATACAATGGTAAGAGCTTCACCACAAACATTGCTGGCGAAGGCCGTAAACCTGCTTTGCGCACAGATACAGGTGCGGGCGCGTCTAGTTTGCGCACAAATAAAGGTGCAAGCAATAACGCAATACAACCCATTTCTACTGCTAAGGGCGAACCATCTGTCAGGCCTATTTCTACCGCTAAGACCGAGGCAAAACCTGTACCTTTAGCGGCTAAAGGTGCACCAGTAGCTAAACGCTATGAAACTCCAGCGCAAGCAGCGGCTCGTGTAGCAAAACTTACTGGTGGCTCCAAACGACTAAATTCACTTGCTGGTGTATTTGGTATTGATAGCATCAGCAATGCAAAAGCCCGTGCAAGTCTCCTTGCAACGCGTGAAGCGGAAAAGACTCGCAATGCTGCAAGGGGTGAAGCAAACCGTAAGGCCACTGAAGCAAGCAACAAAGCTAATGCAGCAGCACGCGCAGCTAAACTAGCTACATTAAAGAAAGCCGCTGAAGCACCAGGTGCAAGTGGTTTTGACAAGGGCAGGTATAAATCTGCTATGTCTTCTGGTATGGTAGGTGCCGCTGGTGGCAAAATTAAAAGGGATAAAATTATGAAGAAGATGGCTAAGGGCGGTTCAACACCTCCACAACCAACACCTGCTGATCGCGCTCGTAGTAAGGCTCAGTTGGAATCCTTGAAGAAAGCTAAAGTCAGCGCCGAGGAAGCTCGCGTACTTGGAAGCGCAAACCGTTCGGAAGGACGTCGTTATGCTGTTGGTGGTGTTACTAAAGAAATGCCTTCGTCGAAGGCTATGGGGAGTTTGGGTATGGCAAAGGGTGGAAAAGCTAAGATGAAACCAGCAGCTAAGGGTAAAGCTAAGGGTAACCCTTTCGCGGCAACTAAGTTTGGCGCAGCTATGATGAAGAAGGGCGCAGATGCCAAGGGTCGTGCAATGCCTAAGTTCGCTAAGGGCGGCTCGATTGACGGTTGCGCTGTTAAGGGCAAGACCAAGACTTCGATGGTCAAAATGGCTCGCGGCGGGAAAACCTGCTAGTGCGACCAAGTCGGGGTATGGGGGCTATAAGTAAGTCCAAAATGCCTAAAGGCGAAGCTATTGGTATGGCTACCGGTGGTAAGCTGGATATTTCGAAGGCTATCAAGAAGCCGGGTGCACTGCGCTCGGCCCTTGGTGCTAAGAAAGGCAAGCCAATCCCTGCCGGTAAGCTTGCCAAGGCAGCTAAGGCTCCCGGTAAGTTAGGTCAGCGTGCACGGTTCGCGCAGATGCTAAAAGGCTTTAAGAAGAAGTAAATGGCCCGGTCAGACGAACCTAAGTGGAAGCGCATTGTTGCTAGTGTAAAAGCTAGCGACAAGGGCGGCAACCCGGGTCAATGGTCTGCCCGTAAAGCGCAGCTTGCTACGCAGCGGTACAAGAAGTCTGGCGGTGGTTATAGCGGCCCAAAGACGGAAGCTCAGAAATCCTTATCTAAATGGACTGATGAGGACTGGGGAACCAAGTCAGGCAAGCCGTCTACGCAGGGTAAGAAAGCTACCGGTGAGCGGTACTTACCTAAGAAAGCGCGTGAGGCTTTGAGTTCGAAGGAATACTCTGCTACAAGCAAGGCGAAACGTGAAGGTACTAGGGCAGGCAAACAGTTTGTTAAGCAGCCAAAGGCCATAGCAAAGAAGGCAGCGAAGTACCGATGACTACCAGCGGAACCAGCACATTTAACCTAAACCTCAATGAGCTTGTTGAAGAGGCTTTTGAGCGTTGTGGTGCTGAGCTTCGTACGGGTTACGACCTCAAGACGGCCCGCCGTAGTTTGAACCTGCTCACGATTGAGTGGGCAAATCGTGGTATTAACTTATGGACCATCGAGCAGGGTTCCATTGCGCTAACACAAGGCACGATCACGTACGACCTGCCA